GGACTTTTCTTAGAAGGAGACTTGGAAAAAGTCAAAAAAGACGCTGAATTCACTGACAAAGTGCTACATCAGCAAGCTATTGCCTCAGCTAAGGCTAAATTTAAAGAATGGCCAAGTGCGGTGGCAGGTGCTTATGTCACTCGCAAATACAAAGAGCTTTACAAGAAGAAGCATGGCTCCACAGGCAAAGCATTCAAAGGAAAGAAAGAACAAACCGCTTATTTCAAGGAAGATGCTATTGATCCAGTGAAGACCAGTGGCTTAATCCTTGGTGATATTGACGAAGCTGCTTTCATCTCCGACGAAGACATTGAAGCTGCGTTAACGGCTTGGAAAGAAGAAGCACCGGCAAAATTCAAAGAATTGCTGGAAGCTGACAATGTTGAATGATCTTTCTTCTCTCTCTGCTTCCATATTGTCCAGCAGAATGGACGCTGCTTGGTCCTATGACCATAATGCTGGGCGTTATCGCGACGAAAAAGGCAGGTTCTTAAGCAAAGTTTCCGTAGAAAAACTTGTTGATGCTCGCATTGATAAGCTTCAAACTTCCCTTCAAAGCTACACAAAAATGCTTGTTGACGGTTCTATTACCATTGATCAATGGCAAGCCAGCATGCGCGAGGCAATCAAGACTGCTCACATTCAAGCAGCAGTAGTGGGTTATGGAGGTAAAAACGAAATGGGCAGCGGCGAATATGGACGTATTGGTCAGCGGTTACGAGAAGAGTACGCATATCTGCGGAATTTCGCTAAAGACTTGCTGGAACAGCGAGTTTCTGGTCCCATGGCAGTAGCACGAGCCAGTTTGTATGCCAAAAGTGTACGTGGCTCTTACTGGCAGGGAAGTGAACTTCGTCAGCAACAACAAGGTTTCAGCATGATGCGACGTATTTTGGACGAACAAGCACAGCATTGTCAAGATTGCCTTGATTACGCAGCAAGAGGAATTGTTTCCATTGGATCGCTCCCTCTTCCTGGTCGGCGTTGTGAATGTGGAGCCCGATGCAGGTGTTCTGTGCGCTACTACAGGCAACAAGCTCAAGCGGTGCCAGTGTGAAAATGCCCCCTAAGATTGGAGCAGTTTTTTGTTTGCAATGGCCAAAATTTTATATTGCGGAGACGTTGGATGTGAAACAGGCTTTGGGCGAGTAGCAGAATACCTTATTCCTGCTTTAGCCAAAGAGCATGAAGTGCATGCATTGGCAGTTAATTATGCAGGCGACCCTAATGCCATGCAAGAGCACTGTCGCATGTATCCAGCAATGGCTCATGGTTCGGACCCGTTTGGCTCTCATCGTATTGGAGACTTACTGCAAACCATCAAGCCTGATCTCGTGTGGGTGACTAATGATATTTGGTGCGCCATCAACCTTTGGGAGACAGCTAAACCTTACAAAGAAACTCTTGGTTTCAAATGGTTCGTCTATACGCCTATTGATAGTTACGGACTATTTCCTGAGCTATTGCCTTCGTTAAACGAATGGGACGGTCTTTCCACTTATACAAAATTTGGAGCAGAAGAAATTAAGAAGATGGGCTACAAGAAAAAAATTGGCATCATGGGACATGGCACTGATTTCACTAAATTCTTTCCCATGGATAAGCTTGAATGTCGCAAGGAATTAGGAGTGCCGGAGGATGTTTTTATTGTCTTCAATGGCAACAGAAATCAACCACGCAAACGCATTGACTTAACTATCAAAAGCTTTGTAAAGTTTGCTAAAGAAAGGCCCGATGCAAGACTATGGCTCAATATGGGAGCCAAAGACATGGGCTGGGAAATCATTCCTCTCATGAAACGTGCGGCTAGAGACGAAGGCTACGACGCCACTGGTAAGCTCATCCTTACCAGCCCACATTTTTCCACTCACAATTGCCTCACGGTGGAGCAATTAAATAAAGTTTATAACGCAGTCGACATCGGCATCAACACTTGCATTGGAGAAGGATGGGGTCTTGTTAATACCGAGCATTCTGCTACAGGAGTGGCTCAACTAGTGCCTGACCACACAAGCCTTGCCGAAATATTTGATGAAGTGCCACGCATCTCTTGCAATGCCTCTGAAACTGATCGCAACTATGGCCTAGAGCGCTTACTCCCTGACCCTGAGTCAGCAGCGGATCTTCTTTCGTACTATTACGAGGATCGCAATGCGCTACGGAAAGATGGTCAATGGGGGTATAAGCGAATACATGAAGAACCATTCACTTGGCCCTACGTTCAAAATCAAATGCTTGACACTGTGAAGAAAGTGCTTGCAATGAAGGAGGCTCCGGTCTCCAAAGGCTTTGGCACTCCTACAAAAATCAATTAATTCTTTCCCATGGAAATCTCTCAAATCTATCTCAGCGACGAAAGCGACGAATTGTCGCCATTCCTGCAGCATGCCACTGGCACCGTTAAGAATGCTTTTCCTGACGCTAACCACACTATTTACACCAAAGAGACGCTTAGGCAATTTATTGCAGATAATTATGAGGAACGAATATTACATGCATATGACCAACTGCGTCCATATTCTTACAAGGCGGATCTTGGTCGCTTCTGCTTGTTAAACAAGCTTGGAGGATGGTACATGGATATTGCCGTGAGAGCGGTCAATCCAGTGGAAGTAGGACCGCGTATTAAGTTTCTTGCTTTTCGTGACATCCAACGCTTTAGTTACACTTCCTGGGCTTGTGCTACGACTGTTCTTTATTCGCAGCCAGACAATACAGCCATGCAGATAGCCATTGACATGATTGCTACCAATTGCACAGAAAAATACTATGGCATCACACCATTGTGCCCCACTGGTCCCACTCTTCTGGGAAAAGCATTAGCCGTCAATGGAAGTCAAAGTGACTTTATCTACGGTGACTACTTAGAACTTACTCCCACGCACGAGCAGAAAAACCGTGCATTCGTGCTGCCTGACGGTACGATCATGGCGTGGAGCAAACCTTCTGGCGGTGGCGATCTTTCTGGTCTTGGAGCAAAAGGCGTAAATAATTACAACGAAATGTGGGCGGCAAAGCAAATTTATGATTGATACATACGCTCAATCTCCGCATCTTTATTGCTGCTGCGTTCCAGAAAAACCCCCTCGTTTTTCTTGCGCTGCGCCTATGACATCAGTAATGGCAGGATCTGCACAATTAGCACCAGAACTGCGGCAACGTTATTTAGAAGAAGGTTTTGTCATGGACGACGAAGGTGACAATATTTCTTCGTTGAACGCATATTTTGGCGATCTTACTATGCTCTACTGGGCATGGAAAAACACCAGTGAGGAGTATGTCGGAGTGTGCCAATATCGCAGACCGTGGAACGACGAGGACATTGCAGCTTCAGAAGCTAATGTTTTATACACTCCGGGTCATGCAGTTTTTGGCAGCGTTGAACAGCAATACATGGACTGTCACTCAGCATTTCCTGCTCCTGCATTGACAAGAGATTTGGCGCAACGAAAAGCTATTCCGTTGTCCTATGAAATGATAGATCATGCTTGGAGACAAGAAAAATTCTATGGCTGCAATATGGCTAGAGGATCAAGATTGCTTTTTGATAAATATTGTGAACTAGTATTTGCCACTGTGATGCCTTTGTGGGAAGAAAACAATGATCTTTGCTTGAGTCTTACTGGTTATCAAAGTAGAAGTATTGCTTTCGCTGCCGAAAGACTAATTACTGCCATTATTTTAAATGCTGATTATTTCTTTGGCCCTAACAAAGTAAAAAAAGCTCGCATTGGCTTTACAGGGTAAATATGACTCTTAGCGTGTATGGAGCCTCTGGTATCATTGGCTCGTATTTTTTAAAACTTTACCAAGAGATTGCAGTGCCAAGAAATAATTGGTCGCCGCAAAGCAGTGAGATACTGTATCTAATTAGCACTACAAGCAATACTTATTCGGATCCTTTAATTCATACCGATACTAATATTGATTGCTTGATGAAGCGATTAATGGCATGCAAAGATGCAGGTATTAAAACTTTTAATTTTGTTAGCTCTTGGTTTGTCTATGGAGAATGTCTAGGGGTCATGCGCGAAAGTGATTATTGCAAGCCAAAAGGGCTTTATTCAATCACTAAACATTGTGCAGAACAGATTGTCATTGACTATTGTTCTAAATATCAAATAAATTGGCGAATTTTGCGACTAGGAAATGTTTACGGCGGACCGAATAGAAGTAATGGGCAGCGAAATGTTCTTCACTATCTTATTCAGCGACTGAAAGAACATCTTCCTATCGAAGGGGTGAGCGGAATGAGCCGTGACTATATTCACATTCTTGATACTTGCAGAGCCATTCACCACTTATGTCATAGCAGCCCTGAAAACGCTATTTACAACATTGGCTCCGGCAACAGCACTCCTCTTTGCCGCTGTCTTGATCATTGCAAGCAAGTGCTTCATAGCTCCAGCGCAATCTCGTATCGGCCACCAAGAA